AGTTTCAGCAAAGCTTTTGGTTCTTTCCTTCGTTTCGGTTCAGTTATAATCATACCTGTGTATGGTGTTCTTCTAAATTTATCTGCCATTTTTATCTCCTAGACTATTGCTACTTTTGGTCCTAAACGACCTTTTTTGTTCCATTTTGATGTTTCTGTGGTTGAATGTCTTAGACTCATCACTCCATATCTGGTCGCTGACATCAAATCGTCTTTGAGTTTGACAATTTTGCCATCTTTTCGGTGATAGAGTCTGTATTCATCAAACCAATCGTATAATGTGTTAAATACTTTGAATCTTCCTTGCTCCATACGAGTAAGCATATCCATAATTCCTGCTTCAACACTATTGCCACCCTTTTTCTCACCTAATGCTGGGGGATTTTCAAAGTGAAAGGGTAGCATATTTACATTTGCTTGGCGGTATTGTTCCGCTAGAGTAATTCCTGATCCTTTATCATGCTGGTAGCCATCGTGAGGAAAAGCTATTGGAATGTAATGACTACCTTGTCTTTCGTTGATGTGTGTTGCATGATAATCCGGTGTCTGTTTAGACATTTTGTAACAATCATAGATATATACAATGTCCTCATCACGATCCCAAGCAACCCATACGACTGCGGTTGGATGGTCGTAACCAAAATCAAGACCTGCGATTCGTGCAAAGTGGGTTGGTATTGCGAAAGGTTCACAAGTCAAGCTGTCCTCTGCGACAGGAAATACAAGTCCACTACCAATCATCGGAATACCTTTAGATCGCATATCCCTTTCATGTGGTGGCAGAGCAGCTAAAATCTGTTGTTTCATATCCTGAGTTAAATGTTCAGCATCTTCCCAACCAGCAGTTACCAAACCTTGTCCCGGTCTTAAATCGTTAGTAAAGTTTTGCACAACCTCTGTCATGCCTGATTCTGGGGTAAAAGTTAGGTAAACCGCCCCATTTTTATCCAAAGTCCTCGTTATACATTGAGAATAGATATCCTGTGGTGGTTCTTCGTCTAGCCAGATTAAATCCAAACTCTCACCCATAAACTTCTCAGCGCCCATCTCGTATGCTTTGAAGGCAACCCTAGACCACCCACCTGTTTTGTGTTTTACAAGAACTGAGGAATGTGCGTTTGGCACTCCGGGTTTTCTTGTCGTTTCACCAATGAGATGTTTGGGGATCGAACCTTGCCCTTTATCTCTTGGGTTGTCAGGTTGCCCAAATAATTCTTTTTGACAGATATCTCTAGTGGTTTCATTACTCGCACCACATACCCATGCCCTAATAGGTTTATCGTATTTTCTTCCTTCCCACCAATCCGGGTATTCACCAGTTAAATGAATAGCAATCTCCATAGCCCCCACATAAGACTTCCCAACCCTATTCGCTGCCATCAATAGTCTTTGATTAGCTTCCGAGCCTAAATCGTGGAAGTTCTTTTGAAATTTATAGGGTTTGTAATATTTGAGCTTGTTTTCTTCTTTTCGTTTATTAAGAGTGTTTAGAATCTCTTGAATTCTGTGGTTGTTTTGCATTTCTTAAATTTTCGTTATATTGCTCTCCTCTACCATTTAATGCTTCATAGTTACCAGCATCTATCATTCCAGCAGGAGAGGTGTGAAAAAATTTGAAAGTAACAACATCTTTTAAAATATCATCTATATGCCCAAAGATTTGGTCTCGTGAGTCTTTATTAAAAATCTCAAAATCATTTCTATCATCAAAGAATTGTTCATTTTCCATCTTTTTGATGGTTTTATATACATCTAAAAAACTTTCTTTTTTTTCTGTAGCATCTAATATCAAACTAAAAATTCTTTCTCTGTATTCTTCCCAATGGTCGGTGCAACCCATTTGGTCTACAAATGTTGGTGAATGTTCCCAAATTCTAGCAAAAATATAACCTCTTATCATTGATATTTTTTCTTCTAGCGTCATTTCGTTTTCCTATCGTTATTCTTCATAAAAAAGGCATAGTTGTCCTTAGTTTCGATTATAGTTTTTTTAATTATTGTTTGCAATAGCCCACATATAAATTGGTTTAGTGTTAAGGTAAAAGCAATATTTCCGATGAGAATAGGGATAAGACTATTCCTATATTTATATCTGACTTAGGGGGTTGCCTACCTGACCTACTCATGCTCTGGTTCTACGATCTGGTTTGCTAGTACCAAACATAGTCCTTGCTCAACCCTAGTTTACCATACTGTGTCATTAAGGTAAAGAAATATAATTGCAATTAAGGTAATTATTTATCTTGTAGTTAAGGTATTGACATGCTACAATTAGGTGAGGGAGAAATTATATTTGGTCTAGCGCTAGACTAGATGAGATCTAAAGATATTCCGGGCTAACCAGATTAATGATCTCAGATTGTTAGAAATTTCTAGCAGCAAAAGAGTGTGTGTCAATTATAGTCTTTTTACCTGAACAACATAAGATATTATTACTAACTTGGCTAAAGAAGAACGAATCATAATGCCTTTTAAAATCTAGTTAATCTAATCTAGTATCTCTTATATCTCTATGTGTAGAATATCAATGAATTAGCCCCTTTTTGGCGATTCTGATGGCTATTACCGGGCATTATTTTTTATTGGACATGACAAACCATAAGCTATTGTGATCTGGGTAATTATTTTGTTATTAAGGTACGATATATCTTGTAGTTAAGGTATAATATAGTATAATACATACATAAGGAAATAATTAATTGGATGTAGGATCATCCGGGAAAACAAAGGAGTCAATTATGGCAGAAAACAGATACGAAACATTAAGTGCTTTTGAAAGGGAGCAAACTTTACATCAAGAGAGAGTTCAAAGCGATTTGACTAGAGATATAGCTGATCTTAGTGAATCTTTATCAAATGGTAAAATTTCTGAAATCCAAGCGATAAGAATACTAAAGAATATGTATGATTATGAAATGGAAGAAAGAGAACTTACTTACGATATGTTAAACAAAATAATTAATAAGGAGTAAATAATGACAAAAAACAAAGACTATATTGAATGCACAGGTGATAGTGATAAATTACAAGATTGGGTAGATTACCATGATGGTTGTAATCCAATAGACTATCTTCGTGCAATATTGAATGGAGAAATTAAGACAGAAGTAATGATTGATTCTATTCTTTCTTTTAAACATGAGGACAAATCTGTTTCAGAAGAATATTTTAAAGAGATGTGGAGAAAATAATCTACAGATAAATTAACAAAACAAACGAGGAAAATATGTTTGACAAAAAAGTAGAGAAATTTGCAAGAGCAAAAAAAATATATGTTGGTTCTTTTGTTAAAGACCAATATCAAAAAATTCATGCAACATTGAGAAGATATAATGTGTATGGTTATCAAAAATGCAGAGGTGGTATCGAACTTTGGATTAAGGTAAAGTATCGTAAACTTACTGCAAAAAAAGGTAAGGAGCAAATGTCTTTAAAGTTTGCTGACCAATCACTTTGTGATATTGACAAAAATTATGTAATTAGTGTCATGGCAAATAGATATAAAAGACACATTCAAGACCTTATAGACAATCATCAGAATTTTATTGATTCTGAGGATGAAAGGATTGAAAAATGCAAACAAGACACTATACAAAGAAAGAAAGTTGTTGATGAGTATGAGAAGATATTGAAACAATGTGATATTAATGCAGAAAATTATCATTGGAAAGTCGATAATGACCTTAACATAACTAATCGACCTTTACTTATTCAAGACCAAATCGAACAAGAAGAACAACTGTACTTGTAGTATTTTGTCTGATTACATAGCCCATATATTAACTTATATGGGCTATTTTTTTACCATGAATAAATGACACCACTTGCCAATATTATCGTGCCAACTGCATTAATCAATATGATTGAATAGTCTTTCCAAAGCACACCAACCCATAACCACCCTAATACACCTATAAGTTGAATATATAAGTTCAATGGGTAGATATTGAGTGCAGTTAGGCACAATCCACTTGATAAGATGATTGAGCTAGTCCACTTTAGTATATTCATCTTCTGCTTCTAATATCGCAAGTCCAATTTGATAAGCAATCTGTGGCACAATCGCATTGCCTAGTCCTTTAAGTCTGTCCACCCTATCGGATATCCCATGAGCCACTCTACCCACATTGGGTTCAGATGACCACCACGAGGTTTGTCTGTGTATGCCACTTCTGTTTCTAAATACTTCTTGTGATGAAGTTTCTCCATGTTCTCTGTCAGTTTCATGTGCATACCTATCGCTGATCTCGGAGTTGGCCACATCTTGTTTGGTTTCTCCGAGTGACTGTCTGTTACTGCTGCTGGTAGACTCCATCCGTGAGTTCCGTTTATCATGCTCGGACTTGGTTGTTCGTAATTCGCTGATCTCTTGGTTGCTCTCGGAGTCGGCCACATCGCAACTCTCTCCTCTAGTTTTGCTCCCAAGAATCCTCTCTTGTCCACTCTTTTCTTTACTGTTTCTGTTTTTTCTGCCATTGCTGCCGATGATCTTGGAGTCGGCCACATTTCTTGTGGTTTCGGATAAACCACTTGCTCCCTGAGAGTCGAGTGTTCTGTTCTCCCCTTGCGATTCTTGTCGTATTGTTTCTTCAATGCTTCTTCGCTTCTTGGCGGAAGTGAGTCCATCGCATTTGGTGTTTGCCACATCTGTTGTGGTTTCCACTCTATCTCTTGAATTTGTGTCATCTCCTGATCGTATTTTATTTCTTTCAAATGTGGTTTTATCTTCTCCCAATCCTCGATTGAGGGATGACTGAACCCTGATTTGTCCTTCCTGAACCAATGTTCTATCGTGGTTTTCTTGATGTCTGTTTTCTCCGAGAGTATTTTTATCGTTGTTTGACTCCTCAGATACTCCACAAACACTTCTTGGCTCGGTAGATTCGGTCTTGTTACCATTACATGATCTTTGTATTGCTCCATTAACTGTGGATTCTGCATAATTTCTTCCATCATTACTTGATCCACCAAACATATTTGCACTATTTCTCCTGATGATCTTACTCCTTTGCCCTGTAAAAGTTTGGTAGCGTGTTTCAAAGAGTCCTCTTTGCTGTCCATTGTTGTAGGTGTTCTCCACATTCTGTTGTGTACTTGTTCTCTCAGATTCGAGCATCCGCCCTTGTTCGCTTTCTCGCTTCTCTCCTCTGGTTTCCTTACATCTGTCCTGTGATCCATTGTGCTTGGAGTAGCCCACATCTTTTGACCTCTTTCTCTGAGTCCTTCTGATATCATCACTTCCTCGTTCAGTATCTTTCCCCCTTTTCCATTCGGTCTGCTTCCCGGATTCGCTGCTCTCGGAGTGGGCCACAATCCAGACTCTATATCTTTGGTGCGGGGCATTGACTGCTGAAGCTGGAATAATAAACGATTGGACTTCGTAACCTTCGTTTTCCAAGTCAGTACACACTTGCTCGAATACCATGCCCTCTTGGATTGAAGTAAGATTCCTGACATTTTCGCCAATAACCCATCTTGGTTTCGATGCTTTGATGACTCGTAACATTTCTGGCCAGAGGTGGCGATCATCTTCTGTACCCTTTCTTTTACCTGCGACTGAGAATGGTTGGCAAGGAAAGCCACCGCACACAAGTCCAATTCTTTCTGATCTTTTCGGTTCATAATTTTTAATATCTCCTGTAATTGGTACATTCGGAAAGTTTTTTGCCAAAACCTTCTGACACCATTCGTTATTTTCTACAAATTGGACTGTTTCAAATCCACCTGTACTCTCTAATCCTAAACTAAATCCACCTATGCCGCTAAATAAATCAATAACTTTCATGTATCACCTATTTTAGATAATGCGGATATTTCAATATTTTGTAATTTTTCGAGTAAATCATGGTAAAAATCTTTGTAAATTGAGTAATTTTTTCTTGTTAATCCGATCATTTCTCTACGATTATTGTCATCATATATAAAGTTACCTGAGTTATCACAATGCACACATTTAGTAATTTGGCTCAAATTTGCTATAAAACCTTTGCCATTACAGATTGGACAAGCATTTTCTATAACTTCTCTCATTGCTAAATTTATAAATTTTTGTATTAAACTCCTTTGATGTCCTATAGTCGTTTTGTGTTGTAATTTTTTGTCTTTTAGTAAATTTATGAAATTGTTATAAGTTTGGTAATACAATTCTTGTGATATTAAAGACCTTGCTTTAGAGTTGTCAGCATATTTTGCTACTAGAAGGTTGTATTCAACACCAGACAAACCCCTTGTGCCGAGATAATGTGCTATATCTTCTGGTAAAACTGCATCATGGTTTTTACTCGATGGCTCTAAGCTCATAGATTTAGCAGTTAATAATTTGATAATCTCAGCTTTCATTATCTAGTTGATCTTGCAACCATTCCCATAATTCTTGTTGTGTGCCATGTTTCGACTCCCAATCGAAAGGTGAGTGATGATATGAGTCATTTGATGTCAAATGATGGTATGCACAGAGTGTAATCCATTTACGAGATTTGAGGGATGTTCCGGTGTTGTGCGCAAGACCACGAAGATGATGAATTTGAATATTATCGCCCATCAACCCAAGCTCCCTTCGACACACACAACACCCAACTTTTTCGATAGCAAGAGCATATCTTTTTTGTAATTGTTTAGATGGTTTTTTTGCCATTCAAACATTATAACATTAGTCTTGATAAGTGTTCTCTCTTTGTACTTCTGCATAATAATCTGCTAAAACATCCCATTCGCTTTCAAGATTGTCTAATAATTGTTTCGCAAGATCGTATGGACAACCTACATCTACTAATTTTGCAAGGGCATGGAAGCGAGAATATTCCTCTGGTTCAGATTTTATTTCTTCAATCACATCAAGTGCATCAAAATAATAATCATTAAAAACTTTGCTCATTCTTCAATCTCCAAACTGTACTCAGCAAACTGTTTTGTACCTGTTTCGTTATCAACCATTTGTGTTTTAATTTTATATCCTTGTGCTTTCAAATCACTAATTCTAGCACTCAATCTAAAACAATTATATTTTTTTAATGCTCTTAAAGGGTTGATTTTTCTACCTTTTTTGAGGTCTTTTAGTATCAATTCACATTGTGTCGCCATAATTTTCTCCTGTTTTTTTTCATTTGCTTAGTAAGATTAATGAAAATATAACCGCACATAAGCAAAATCCTGTTAAAAATATTATAAACTCATACATTTTTAGTTTCCTTTGTTGTACCAATCCTTTTCTTTTCTTGTATTCGCACTAATAGTCCGCCAGATATCTAGCTTTGCCATTTCCAAATCGAGTCTGCGCTTATATTTTTTGTGTTTTTCGATAGCTTTAGCAACTTTTTCTTTCGCATTTATAACCTCAATGTTGGTGTTTGCCATTGCTTCTCTTTGTCTTTGTGTGCCTTCTATTTGACAAGCATGGAGATATTCTTGATCCAATATTTGTTTCGCTTCTTCTTTTAACAGAAACAGCTCCGCTTCTGCTTTGGCTTCTTCTTCGCCAAGTTTTCTAATAAAAGCACATTGTTTTTCGAGTTCTTCTTCTGATAATCTCAGTGTCATTTTTTTAATCCTATCAATTTATTTTTGATTTTGTCAGGTAATTTAACAAAACTCTCTTTGGTTTTATGGTTTTGATATAACTCTGTAAAAATTACTAATTTCTGCTCAAACTCTTTCTCTGTTGATTTTCTTAGTGATTTCCTACCCATGATGTCGATAATTTTGTTTGCTAAGTCATCGTTTAATGGTTTTCTATCAAAGAATTTTTGGAATTTTTCTCTCAAATTGAGGTCTTGTTTTTTAAGATGTTTGATTAAGTGCGCTGGTACTTGTGGCTTCCATTCATCGACTTTGCTGTGTTCAATAAATGCCACCACCAAATCCTGATAATCGAAATCTCTAAGTGCTGCCCAAAATACAGCTTTTTGAGTCATATTGTACTTGGGTTGGCTAGGATATGACTCATCTATCCTTCGCATCAATGTTTTAAATTGTTCTTCTAACATTATCTCCTCGCCTGATCCGGGATATTGTTAGTTATATATTATTAATATAATTATATTATATATATTATATATATATATATTAATAATAATATAACTACAATGTAAAAGTAAAGGTTGAATTAACAACAATATTGTAGTAATTTGGAATTGCTAGATGATGATTTGAGTAAAAATCTAAATGATCTGGGGGATTTTCACTTAGGGTATCATCATCTAGTCCTAGATATCCCAGACAAAATAATTCCAGATCGTAAAAATAAGGAGCAATTATGCCTAATTTAACCTACAAAGAGGTTTGGGATGTTTTGTCAAAAAAAGATTGTACACCACATCACGAAATTATACCTCTTAAAAAGCCAACAAAAGATGGCAAAACAGAACTTACTTACATTTCTTGGACAGGAGCTTGGAAAATGCTGATGGAAAGTTATCCACAGGCAACTTATGAGTTTCCAGAGGAGAAAGTGTTGCCGAATGGTTCGGTTACTGTCTTTTGTATAGTCAGGATTGAAAATCTTTCAAGAGAAATGTGGTTGCCGGTCTATGATAATTGGTATCAAAGTATAACTAACCCCACCTCTGCACAGATTAACAACACAAGAATGAGATGTTTTGTTAAATGTATCGCTATGTATGGGCTTGGTTTATACATCTATGATGGCGAAGATTTGCCTGAAAAACCAAATAAACCTGAAGAATCAGTAAAAGCTGATCCTCATGTTCAAGAAGTAGCCAATGCAAAAGGCAAAGAAAAGACTAAAATTTTACAAAAAAAACTTAAATCAGGGGAAATAAATGAAAAAACAGACACAATCGGACTCGGAAATGCACTCTGAGGGCAAAAAATCATACAGAATCAGCTCATCAAATGGCGCTAATTATGTATATGGTCATTACAAAGCTCGGAATACTCAGATATCAGAAGATAGAGAGGGTAAAGTTGAGGACCTTTCGGACAACCCATTAGTAACTTATGGAAACGACAACGAGAAATATGGGGTGGCAGCTTTCATAAAAAAAACGAAAACTGTTCCTGAATACATACTTGCCGACCAAGATCGTAATAGATTTGTCGTCAAAGATTGGTTAAAACTTGGCGATAAAGCTGATGCAATCATTGATATATCGGCTACACCTGATGGTTTAGTCAATAAAACATCTATTTTGGAAATAAAATGCCCAGATATGGGTAATTCTTGTTTTGATAAAGATGGCAAAGACAACACATTTGGTGTGCCGAAGAATGGATTTCCGATCCAATATCTATGTCAATTAGCTATGCAACAAGCTGTTATGAATATGATAGTAGATGCTGATGGCGAACATATATACAAAATACAAAGGTCTTACTTGTTAGGTTGGTCGCCAAACAGGACAAGAATATGGGAATACAAATATAATCAGGAATTTATTGATTGGATTTGTAAGCAACTAGAGGAATATTCTTTATGTTTGATAGATGGCGAGAAAGTTAAGCCAAAACCAGACGATTATAAAGATATCGTGGTCGCAGAGTACGAAAACATTAAGCTGAAATGGGATTCAGCAGGAGAAAATAAATGAAAAATCAACAAATTGATGAGTTTATTAGTACACATAGCTCTGAGAAATGGTCGAAAGAAAATATTTATAAGTGCATTGCAAATTGGAATCATTTTGCAGGTGAATTTTTAGATGAACTTATTTCTTTAACGGCAGACGAAAGAACTCATGTTACAGATAAAAAAGAACTTGATTTGATTGACGACAGACTAATGAAATTGACTCAACTCAAAAATGTTAGTAGAAATATTATACGTCATGGATTGTCAGCTCATAAAGATTATGGAAGGGGGTATGACATAAAATGAAAATTACCAAAATAAATAGTGGTGCTTACACAATCAATTTGTTTACACCTAATGGGAAAAGAGTTCAGATATCAATAAGGCATACAGATGCTACCAAAAGACATTGGGAAATTGATAGTCCTGAATTGTACAAATTAGTACAGAAATGTCCTAATTTATTGAAGAAGTTTCCAAATGGTTTTGGAATATTTGACAAAAAAACTCATGCAAAAAAGTGTATCGATGATTTAGTGCAAGATGTTTGGATAAATTTACTTATTGAAATTACAGGAGAAAACACATGAAAATTAGTTTAACTTTGTTTCCACAGAAGATACACTCTCGTATCTTTTTGGGGATAAAAAAAATATTTAGCAGACTCAATGAGAACAATGAGAAAATCAAGCCATTGTTTAAGAACTCTAAATTTACCATAAGAGAGGGTATACACCTTCCACCCGGAGATTATGAGCTAACAGGGTGGTATAATTGTAAAGAACTTGATGATGATGACGATTTAGGTTCTGTAAATTTTACGATTGAGCCAAAAAAATCTGAGGGTAGCGGTAGTTTTGCTAATAACCCACAAGAAGGTATCAAGCCACAATCAGCACCTACAGATGATTATGATGACTTTTTTGACAAGGAGTAAATATGCCAACAAAACGAGCTTATCAAAAAGATCCTAAAAAATATAAGCAAAAAAATGCTGAATATTACAAGGAAAACAAAGAGAAATGGGCAGATTATCGTTCAAAAAAGACTCCAGAGCAGTTGGAAATTGAACGAGAAAAGCGCAGAGCAAGGTATCAAGCCAACAAAGAGAGAGAGAAAGCTAACTCAAAGGCAAGGTACGAAAAGCTAAAAAAAGCACTAAAAACTAGTGTTTCTAGCGATGAGGAACAGTCAAATCAAGATAAGGATGGCATAGATTGGTAAATCAAACATAAATATCTTGTAATTAAGGTAAATAAATCCTAATATATAGATATGGCATAAGCCATATTAGTTAAAAACAGGAGAAAACAAATGACAACATTAACATTTAAAAATTCAAAAATTTTGAAACAACTTGCAGAGGAAACTCGCAAGTCTAAAGACATTAAAAAACCTTATACGAGAGAAAAAGCCACAAATAAAGGTGTTTGGCTTGTCAAAGATGAGGGAATATATTTAATGAACGCCTTTTCGACCAAAGGAAAGGAAAACCTTGTGGTCTATGCAGATGGATATAATCCTAATAAAAGAGATTGTTGGGAAGATTGTGTTCATGCAGTTGGTGGCGATGATTTTGCAGAATTTGTGCCACTAGATGATGGGCAACTTTATAGACTTCGTGTGGATGGTAATTTAACTATTAAATGGGGCGAAACTTCATTTAGTGTTATTGCCTAATGTTTAGTTAAATCTTCACTATCCGACTGTTTAGAGGGCAATATTTTATTGTCCTCTTTGCTTTTGGACTCTTTTAAAATACTCAAACTATTAGCCAAATGTGGCATATCTTTGACCAAAGACTGTAGTTCTTGCACAAGCTCATCATCGGTCTTACTTGCAATATTATCGACATTTAGGTTGATATTTTGGCTAGAGTAGTTGCCTAATTCGAGTATAAGTTTTGCTACATTCATTTTGACACTATCTTGTTCTGAGTGTACTAATAGGTCTTGTAATACATTTATAGCCATGCCACTACTACTAGCAATCCTTTGCTCGTTAAATGCCCTTATTTCAGCTTGTAGCTTGTTTTTTAGGTAACTACCCATCTGTCGTGGATTTTGCTTATATCCACACTTTTGTGCGCTTTTGGTGGCATTTCCTGCTGTAGTACCTTCGCAAAAACACTCTATAAATGCTTTTTCCTGATCTTTAGTAATTTTTTTTGGCATATTTACTCCAATATGTATAGGTAACAAAGCGATATAATCGCTGTTGTTACTAGTGCTTCTAATATCATTGTCCTAGTGGGTTGTCAGACCTTGCTTTCATTTCAGCAATTTTAGCTTGTAGTACAGCGATTTCCGCTTTCATCACAGCAATGTCCTGTTCTAATGGTTTTATGTTCGGTGCTTTCTGTGCTTCAAGTACATCTATTCTTTGAATTAATTGCCCCTGATATACAAAAAGACCTGCTATTGTTATGACTAGACCTATGCCAGTCGCTATTGTTTTAATATCCACGTATTCTCCTCAGATGTTCTTCTGCTCTTATTCTATTGTCAGTAGCTTCATCAATTTTTTCTTCATGGTGTTGAAGAATGTCTTTAGTGTTATAAGAAACTTCAGCATAAATATCTCTAAGATCAATATAGTTTCTTGTTTCATAGTATTCTCCCCCATCAATCACAGGTTGGTCTTGAAAGATACCCTGATTGACAGAATTGTATGTATCTAAAATCTTATCATTCGACATAGCTTTAGCAACGATAAGTGATGTTGCGATAAGTCTTTGGTCTACTCTTTGAATAGTCTGATTGACTCTGCGTTCAATGTTTTCTATTGAAATCGCTGTATCAACTGCTCTAGGACTTTCACTATCCCTGCTTTCTTCCACCTCTGCATTACTGCTTTCGGTATCTTGCCGTCCTGTACTAGCGACCTCAGTTCTTTCATCTCCTTGTTCACTATCGACTGCTTCTGTTTCTCTGTCAGTTTCATTTACTTCCTCAGAAGCGACCTCAGTTTCTGTTTGATTTGATGAATCATCGTTTGTAACCATGCTTTCGCTTTCAACAGTTTCATTCCCAAGCTGTTCTCCATCTGATGATATTCCTCTGCTGCTCTCTTGCTCAGACTCCGCAACAACTGTTGTTTCGTTTCCTGCTGGTGGAGTTCCATTTCCTTCTCGATTGATTTCTTCTCCGATATCTCCCTCTCCTTGTCCTGTAATTGCTTCTTCTGTGCTATAGATTGGCTCAACTTCTCCGCCAAAGTCGGAGCTTTCGTAGATGGTCTGCCCTGCTTCTGCGAAGGATTCTGTTTCAAACTCTCCCCCAAAGTCTTGGGTATCGAATTGTTCTTGGACAAATTCTGTTGTTTGGCTTGGTTCGATTCTTTCAACTGCTTCAAAGCCGACTTCTTCGA